GACGAAGGCGATATTGTTGAATTGATACGCAACAGAACGGACGCCTATGTTAGAACCCGCAAGATATACTGGGCAAGCACCCCGCTAGTTGATCAAACCAGCATTATAAAAAAATTATTTCAATCCGGGGATCAAAGATATTATAATGTTCCCTGTATTCATTGCGGCAAACTCCAGCCGCTTGTATGGCACGGGAAAACTGAAAGCGGGGAGGCATACGGCATTGAATGGGAAAATGACGAAAACTATAAACCCATAGTTGCCGATCCCGAAAAAGGAATTAAAACAACAGTCGCCTATAAATGCAAATTTTGCGGCGGCCTTATGCGTAACCACGACAAAGAGGTTATAAACCCGAAAGGGAAGTGGATCGCAACCGCTGAAAGCAAAACCCCCGGCCTTGTATCTTTTCATTTATCCCCGCTTTACAATCCGCCCGGAATGTTTAGCTGGGACGATATGGTCAAGTCATGGGCGGAATGTTGGGATATAAAAAATAACAGGATACGCGAAAAAGAAAAATATAGGACTTTCCGCAATACAAAACAGGGGCTAACCTTTGAAGAATCCGGCGTTAATTTGCGTTATGAAAGAACTATCCTGTTCCGCCGCCACGGTTTTGTGCGCGGCACGGTTCCCAATGATCTTGCCGTTAAAGATACCGGTTCCCCAATTTTAATTTTAGCCTGCACTGTTGACGTTCAAAAAGATAATTTATTTGTTGACGTTAAGGGCTATTCACAGGGCGGCGCGACATGGACTATTGACTGTTTTCCCCTTGACGGAGACACCGCGCAATTTAACGGCCCGTGGGATAAGTTAGACGATTTTATCGAAAAGAAAATCTACATAGGAACGGACGGCAAACAATATCATATTCAGATAACGCTCGTAGACTCAGGCTGGAACACGGAGTGGGTTTATGCTTATGTATCACGTCATGGTTCCGGCGTTTACGCCTGCAAAGGCCAGGATTATATTAACGGCGGGGAAACGTTTAAACTGTTTAATCAAAGCACATTGAAGGGAATCGGGTTAGGCCAGGCGTTTCACATTAACACCGGCAAATTAAAAGACAGAATTAGTAACGCATTTATGGCGGCCTCATGGAATGAAGGGGAACTTCAGCCGAGCTGGTTTCCCAATTTTGCGGATGATTTCCGTGATGATTATTTTAAACAATTTGAAGCGGAGGAGCGTGTAGATGTTTACGACCGTTTTGAACGTTATGTGAAAACAATATGGAAACCGAAACACGGCGCGGCAAACCATTATTTTGATACCTATTGTTATAATTTAGCCGCCCTTGAAATATACGCAACAGCTTTTTGCCGGGAGGCGTTAGGCTTGCAAGCCCTTGACTGGCAGGCATTTTGGGAAAAATTAAAGGAAGGAGTTTTGTATGAAGATAATGCGAGAATGGGATGAAACATTAAACAACATTGATTACTATTGCCGCGAAATGAATATTGAATTATACGGCGGAAATGATGTTGTTAAAGCCTTTGAAAAATTTTGGGCATTAAGAAGTTATTTAAAACTATCAACATTGTCATTCACTTGTAACGGGGTAAAAGTAACTTTAGAAAAAATAAAAAGTTAGTAGCCTAACAAAATAAAAAATAGTTACTTTTGTATTATGCTTATTGATGAAAGTCATCCGGTAACGACAGAGGATCAACGTAGATTTTGGGATGATACACTAAAAAATACCCGCGTTCTGTTGTTCAACATTGACAAAGCAATACTCGCATTAACGAAAGAAGAAAGAAAATCCTACAGCATGGACACCGGGCAAACAACTATAAACGTAACCTTGCAAGATTTACCCGGCCTTATCACCCAGCGCGACAAACTCATAAAACAAATTGACGATCTTGAAGATAAACTCGGATTGAATGAATTGAACAACAGGCCCGCAATGTTTCAAGGGGTTCCGCTATGGTAAAAAGTTATCCCAGAAACAGCATTGAACAAACATTGTATTCATACGCTAAAGATTTAATAGGCGATGTATTTGACGGCGATAAATTCCCAGGCAGTTTCGGTTTGACGCGGGAATATATTTTGAATAACGCGGTTGACTACTTCACTTTACGGCGGCGGTGTTACCAGTTGTTCATTGACAATACATATTTTCAGGGGTTAATAAAAAGAGTATTACGCAATGAAATATTTACTGGAATGTTCCCGGAACCGACACCAGTCGGTTCAATCCTATGGCCCGAACTTACGGAAGAGGAGCAAGAATTAAAAGCCGCCGAGTATGCTGAAATTATGGATGTCAATTTTTCGTTATACGCAAACAGTTATGAAATATTTGATTATAAAAAACAAATGACTTTCGGGGAATTTCAGGAGGCGGTCAGGCAGGAGTCTATTATATGCGGCGATGTTGTAATCGTCAGCCGTATAAACTACGCGACACAGCTTCCATGTTGGGATATTATCAGCGGGAACGCCGTCGAAACCCCGTTTGAATATCAAATAAAAAAAGGTAACACAATAATTCACGGAGTGGAACGAGATTCACAAGGCCGCCATGTCGCGTATCACGTTAAAGAATATAAAGACAATGAATTCACCTATACGCGGATTCCCGTTTACGGAGAAAAGTCAGGCCGCCAGATTTCCTGGATGGTATACGGCGGCAACAAACTTTTGAACGAAGTCAGGGGAACCCCCGTTTTGGCAAACGCGCTTTATATGTTACGCGATTTAGACAGATACCGGGACGCGGAATTGCGCGCCGCCGTTTTAGGTTCAATTATTCCGTTTTTTATTGAAAAACTTCCCACATCTCCTCCTACCGGTTCCGGCCTTATAAGCAACACGGCATTAGCAAAGGCAAGGGGGGAGCAGCCGCCCGAAACAAAAACGCCGCCGCAGGTCAATATGATTCCGGGAATGATAGTTGACAATTTGAATCCAGGAGAAAAAATAACAAGCGTAACACCTACTCACCCTAATATCAATTTTGAAAAATTTGAAAAAGTTATTGTTTATGCTATCGCGTGGGGTTGCCTTGAAATGCCACCGGAAATTGCCGTTATGCTTTACCAGAATAACTATTCGGCTTCCCGGCAAGCAAGCATTGAACTTGATCTGTATATAAAATACAGAGCATTTAAAAATGCAAAAGATTTTTGTCAAATTATCAGGGATGAATTTATTATTCAATCTGTATTGTTAGGTGAAATATTACTACCCGGCTTTCAGGAAATTGTATTTAATCCTAAAAAATGGAAGTTACGCATTGCATGGTTAAAATGTGAATGGTCGGCATTATCCCGCCCATCAGTAGATATGCAAAGAGAATCGGGTGCATACATTGATTTATTAGACAATATAAACATGACTAACGACATAGTATGCCGCCGGTTTACAGGAATGTCATTTAAGGCGGTATGTTTAAAGAGAGCGCAAGAGAAAAAACTTTTGGACAGATTAGGTCTAACGGCAAAGGTAGACGAAGACGCGCAGGGCCTTCCTGTTGAAAAAAGCAAACAAAATTTTGAAGGCGAAGAAAAAGAAAACGAAAACGCGGATAATAATGACGCGGAGGGGGAATAACATGAACATGGAGAATTTGCTTACAGCGGAATTTGTGATGATGGCGGTAGTTTTAGTTGTCATTATAGCGGCATCCGTCATTATTTTGGTGAAAATGAAGCCGCTTAAAGATTTTGACAATATCAAGTTTGGCAAGCTGGAATTGAAGCGGGGCAAAGAAGAGCAGGAAATTGACAAACAACAGAATGAAACGTTAAGCGCAATCCTGGAGAGGATAGACAAGATAGATGGGCGTTTAGACGGAATGGACAAGCGTTTAGGCGGAATGGACAAGCGGCTGGATGCCCAATACGAGTATACCAGAGGGGCGGTGGTACAGGCGGCAACCAGCGTAGTTTGGGGCGATACAAGCCCGCCGTTCATGGAAGTCATAAAGGCGGGACTAACAAATTTATTGCTTGGGCAGAACGGAAATCTGATTAAAAGAATGAAGAAAGTGATAATTGGTTATAACGATCAAGCTGAGTTGTACCAAAGCATTTTGAATGAATTTATCAACAATAACAGGAGCAAGTTGAACGATCATTTTTATAAATGTATAGCTGAAATTAAAGCGGGGATTTACTGATAAAGGA